ATCGGCCAAATATAATGCCCACTGATCCTTTACTTTCAAATAGTTGTCTTAATTTCATGATGGTGTCCAGCGTTTGCGAGGCACAAGTTTAACATGGCCGTGTTTCTTCTCGGGACCTGCATAACGCACACGACCTTCACCGTGACTGTCCCATATTTCTGCTTTGGGTCCTGCTTCTAATTGATCAATTACATGATCTTTCATGGTTTGAATACGTTTAACTAATTCAAAGATGGCAGGTAATGCTTGACCGTGCTGACGAGCAAGATCTAAAATTTTCTGTTGTTTAGGAGCACTAACTTTGCTAGTTGCTAACCAACTAGCAAAGTGTTCTGGACTTAGGCTATCTAACTGTTTAGCCTTGGCAGTTTGATTTACATAAGTGTAGATGATTTCTTTAAGATCTGAAAGCCCAGGTGCACCGGCAATAAATGTATCAATCTTAGGGCCATGTTGCCCTAAGAATTGTTCAACTTGATCAATCTCAGTGGTGTCAACACTAATTGTTGAAACATTATAAATTGGTCCTAGGACTATCACTTGAGGATTAATATTAAATTGTTCAAAGTCGTCAATTGGTTGTTGTGCGTCGTCTGGCATGCCAAATTCTGGAAAGTATGCATGACCTACTACCATAACCTGTGCTTGTTTAATGCGTTGACCTAACTCACTTCTAGCCATAACATGATAGCCAGTCTTTGATTTAGGATTAGGGAAAAAGTTATAAACGCCTTGTTGATCTAATTCAGGACGCTGTAAGAATAATCCATCGGCATAGACAAAGCCGACAAAGTCTCTAGGCGTTGCTTTATCGAACAACGGATAAAGACTAGCGAACTGATTAGCAAATGCTTCTCGAGCAGCTTTTTCTTCAGGTGTCTTTGGTGATCCAGATTTATTCGCAATAAAGTCCTTGACTTCTTCTGGGCTTTGACTGGCTGCGCCTTTAGCCCATCCATTATGTCCTGCAAGAATCAAAGGGCCGCCGGCACGTTCTCTACCCCAATAGATTTGAGGATTGCCGTCCCACTTCATTCTGATAGTGCTTGCGCCTTGCTTTGTTCCTACTTCTTTGAGATGTTCTAAGGCTTCCATTGTGCCACTGGTGCCGTAGAAGAACACTAGGTCTTCTAAGTGATTAAAAGTACGACCTAATTTTTTAACAGTAGGTGCTGTTGTTTCGAATAACTCTCTAAGACGCACAGTTAATCCTTAGTATATGTCATCTTTGATATGCTTTACTTCTTCTGTACGAAGTTTAGTACACACTTCATCGATTAAATCTTCTTCTAGGCTTTCTGGTAATTCTCTGATAGGGAATTTTTGGCTATAGCACTCGAAGGCATGATGTACCATAGGTGCAAATACTTTAGAACTAAGGTCACGTCCTTGTTTGACATGCCCTTTAATTTTTACGATGTGCGGATAATAGTGTCGACGATAAAAATCGTCGTCATTACGCATAAAAAACATTAGATCATCTGCTAGATCAAATGGTAGCTTGCCTTGATCATCCGGTAATCTATGGGGGATGTTCTCAAATAAATCTTTTATTTTCATGTGTTTAACCTTAAAAATCCGCGCGAAATATACGTGTTTATAACATATTTATCGTTCTCGGAGTTTTAAGATTACACTATTCTGTGCCAGCTACCACTACTTTATCGACCCTGCTGATGCATCCACCGAGGAACATTTTAGTCATAAGTAGCGATTTATCGTCTTTAACGTAGAAATAGGTACCGCCCCAGCTGGTGTTGTTAGCTAGTTCTCTACGAGTGCTCTTAGTTAGTTTAGCTTGTCCGGTCTTATCGGCCCATTCTATAAAGTCACTGTAGTTAGTTTTAGTACTACCTAGGGTAACTTTATAACCAAAGTCACTTTGTTTCATTATAACTGTTTTAGACGACAGTACTATATCAGCTGGCGGCCTACAGATATACTTAACATTGTCTTGGGCAATTTTAGAGATTTTATCTATGTCTTTAGAATTGTTGGTATAAAAGCTAAGAAATGGCGTTTCAACCCTTATTTCGTAATCAGACATTGAATCAACAGCATTGCATATTTTTAGACAGTAGTCTAGGTCTGCTTTGGTTTTAACTCGTCTAGAAACATAGTCAGTATCGCCGAATGTAAAATTTTTAATCTTAGATCTAACATAGTCTATGTTTGAACCTCTAAACCATCCAGCACTCGGGATAACAAATACGATCTTGTGACCGTATTTGTCCATAAACAGTTTCTTTGTTTCTTTAACTAGCAACATCACTTATTTCCGATGTACTTAATAATGGCAATCGTGGAGTTTTAGGCTTTGCTACTAGTTCAATCTTATCATCAACGATGGTAATGCTAACACTTCCGCCGTTCTTTAGTTCACCAAACAACATCATGCGAGCTAGAGGACGTTTAATTTCCTTGTCGATTACACGCTGTAAAGGTCTTGCACCCATCTTAGCATCAAATCCTTTTTCGATCAACCAATCAGTTGCTTTAACTGTTGCAGTAACTTTGATAGATTTTTCTCTAACTTGATCTTTAAGTTCTCCAATAAACTTAGTGACAATTTTAACCATTGTATCTTTTTCAAGTTTATTAAAAGTTACCACTGCATCTAAACGATTGCGGAACTCTGGTGCAAAGAACTTCTTAAGATCTGCATCGCTGTAGTCTTTAGTTTGAGCACCAAAGCCAATGGCATTCTTTTCAGCGTTGGCTGCACCAGCATTGGTAGTTAGAATAAGGATAACATTACGGCAGTCAGCACGTTTACCATTTGAACCAGTAATGAAACCGTTATCCATCATTTGTAGTAATACCGTTGATACATCTGGATGCGATTTTTCAACTTCGTCAAATAACAATACACAGTTCGGGGCTTCTTGGATCTGTGTAATCAATAAACCTGCATTTTCTTCAAAGCCAACATAACCCGGGGGCGATCCGATTAACTTACTGATACTATGCTTCTCTTGATATTCACTCATATCAAAGCGTAGTAACTTAACACCGAGATGTTTAGCCAATGCTTTAGCAGTTTCAGTTTTACCAGTACCAGTTGGGCCCATGAACACAAACGATCCAACGGGTTTATTTTCAACTTTAAGTCCTGCTCGGGCAACAAGGATCTTATCAACAATTTCGGTAATGGCAACATCTTGCCCATACACTTCCATCTTAAGCTGATCTTCTAGTTTAATAAGTCCTTCGCTTTCTGCTTCTTTAATCTGCTCTTCTGGCATCTGCACCATCTTAGCAAGTTCGTATTGAATTTCAGATTCGGTAATCACACGTTCGTCTGCAAGTTTCAAATTGAAGCGTGAGCAAGCAACATCAATTAGGTCAATGGCCTTATCGGGTAGTTTCTTATCTGCCTGATACTTAACTGATAATTTAATAGCAGCCTGTAGTGCATCGTCTTTGATTTTAACTTTATGGAATTCTTCATAGTATTTTTTAATACCTTTAAGAATTTGTAAAGTCATTTCTTGTGTAGGCTCGTCGACAGTAATGCGTTGGAAACGACGCATCAACGCACGATCCTTTTCAAAGTGTTTACGATATTCTTCCCATGTAGTTGATGCAATGACCTTAATAGTACCTTTGCTCAACGCAGGTTTCATCATGTTAGATAAATCATTAGCTGAATTGCTTGCTGAGCCAGCACCACTAATCATGTGTGCTTCATCGATAAACAAGACAGTTTTACCTTTCTTGCCTAGACCTTTTAGCACTGCTTTGAAACGTTCTTCAAAGTCACCTCGATACTTAGAGCCGGCTAGCATTGCGCTAACATCTAAGTTATAGACAGTGTAATCTTTTAGGAAATCCGGAACAGCACCTTTGACAATATTGAAGGCAAGTCCTTCTGCTATAGCAGTCTTACCTACACCCGGATCACCTACAAGAATAACATTATTTTTACTTCGACGTCCTAGAGCTAGGCTAATATTTTCTAATTCGTCTATACGTCCGATAACTGGATCAATTTTATTTTTCTTTACTGCTTCATTAAGATTTGTTGTAAATGCTTTTAATGCTTTATCGCCTGCACCGTCTTGTGGTTCCACGTCGTCTGCCTCAATTTCGTTATTAAGATAATCAGCAAACTTATCCTTGTCAATTTCTGCTTGTGCAATGTAGTATAATGCCCAAGACCGTTTTTCTGCCATCATAGCAAGAAATACATCTGTAGGTTCGATCTTCTGACGCCCATTAAACAACACCTGTGTAAAAGCACGATTTAATACACGTTCAACTGTTTGAGTTTTTCGAGGTTTATCGTTACCAGCGCCAATGATTTCGTCACACTTTGTTTTAAGATAGTGCTCAAGATTCTTTTTAATATATTCTGGATCAGCACCATATCCGCTGATACAGTTTGAAAATCCTTCTTCGCAGAGCATGGCAAATAACAAATGCTCGATAGTTAAGTATTCGTGTTGTAATTGCTTGGCAATATTAATAGCCTTTTCAAATACTAATTGCAGATCATCACTTGGTTCTACCATTTAATTTCCTTTGTTTTTTAAGTGCTAAATCTAATTTAAGTTTACTGATATTGTCGGTAAAACATACACCGTTCAAATGATCCAACTCGTGTTGGAAACATCTTGCATCGATGCCTTCAAGTTCTATTATACAGTGTTTTCCTGTATTGTCAAGATACATGGCGTTAATTTTTTTATGTCTTTTGACCTTAAGCCAAAGATTTGGAAAGCTCAAACAGCCTTCTTCGCCTTCTTCTAAGTCATTATCGCCGTACATGATCCATGGATTGAAACAACCAATTTCTCTACCATCTTCTAACTTCATAACAAATACTCTGCGTAGAAGTCCAACTTGATTAGCAGCTAGGCCACGTCCGTTGCTGGCTCGCATTATTTCCAGCATTTCTTTTTCTACAGCAGCCGCATTGACATGGTTTTCAAAGTCCCAGTGCTCTGCTTCTTGTTTAAGAATAGGATCAGGATGTTTGACTAATTGCATCATTCAATCTCTGAAGTTCGGAAACAAGTAGAGGATTGGTTACAGCTGGTGTTTTAATTTTAATTACAGCAACTAATCGACCCCTGACACCGTTGTGTACATTGGTAAATCCCATGCCAAGGCTGGCGTATTCTGATCCATCCATTACTCCTGGACGAATATCAAATGCTAGAGTTTTATCATCAATACTGGTTATTTTTTTATTAGTACCGATCATTGCTTCGATCGGAGAAATTTCGACATTGGTGTATAAGTCGTTGCCTTGTCTGGCGAATTTTGGATCAGGTAGTACAATAACAGTGACGTTTAGATCTCCGCGAGGTACACTAGGAATGCTGTCATCGCCAAGTTCTGCGTAACGAATCGTAGCACCGTGTTCTACTCCCGGAGGAACATTGATTACAACACTTTGAGTTTTTCCGCTAGGCAACCTATAGCTAGCTTCTAGTTGTT